GTATTAACAATGCCTGTAAAGGCTTTACCTAATACGTCAATTAAGATCGGTGCTACTGTGCCTTTAACGAAACTAGCCAAAGATTTAAGAAGGTCAATTAGTGGACGATATTCGTCTGAGTTTTGTTTAACTGCTGTGCTGATCTTTTCATAAGCAGACCGCAAAGTATTTAGAACAGGTGTTAAGAAGTCTTTAATTGTTTTGGCTAAGCCTGACGTATCGTTTTGGAAACGATCAAAGATTGGTACTAAAAACTCGTTGATAAAATCAAACAAGCGAGTCAAGATTGGCAAGAGTGCAGCGCCTACGGATTCTTTAGCTTCATCAAAGGCAACTTGTAACCTAGCTGTTTTGCCTGCAAAGGTTTCAGCAGCGTCAGCGGCAGCACCCTCAAAGGTATTAGCTAATTGCTTAGTTATGTCGTCAAAGTCCATAGTCTTTAACTGAGCAGCTGAGATACCTACACCTAATTTACCAAGAGCTGTATTCTGACCCTCAAACGACTTAGATAAAGCATTAGTAACAGATTCTAAACTCTTGCCGCTACCTCGGCTAATGTCCAACGCTAGGTTTAATAGTTTTTGTGATTGCTCAATGTTTTTAGTGGATCTAGTTAAGCGATCTAAGGCTGGGCGTAGTTCATCATCTGCAACGCCTGTCGCAAGTGCAGTTACGGTTATTTGCTTTTCAACTGCTGCGATCTGATCATCAGTAGCTTTAGTAACACGCTGTAAAGATCCGGCTAGTTTGACCTGGGCTTGTTCGTCCTCAATAGCAGCCTTAACGCCATCTACTGCTAATTTGACCCCATAGGCTGCAACCGCAGCACCAGCAACCGCAGCTGCTTTACCAACCGCTGCAAAGGCATTACCAATACGACCGCTACTAGATTGGGTTTCAGTTTCGGCTGTTTTTAAGCCTTTAACTAAGTCTGCTGTATCAGCAAGGATAGATAGTTTAAGAGTACGATTGCCAGCCATTAGTATTTATCCGTAATCTGTTTAAAGCCTTTTTCCCACTTTTCAATAAGTTCAGGCTGTTCTTTTCTTAACGTTGGGTAGATAAAGTAGCCAGCATTACCACGACCTTTATTTGGAGATCTGCCAGGGAATTGCTTAAAACGCCTAGATCCAAACTCTAAGCCGTAAAGTATGTCGGTAGTATTACCACCACCACTTAACTTTTGACTAGCAAAGCCATACTTAAACTCACCGATTTTGCTTGACTTAGCAATACGAACACCGTCAGCAACTTTGATAGATCCTTTAGGGTATTTGTTATTACGTCTAGCAGCAGACTTAATTTGATCAGCAGCATACTCAGCCAATTCAGCAGATAACTTCTTAGACTGCTCTACTGCTTCTTCGTCCATAGCCTTAAAGGATTTAAGGATTTGGCGTAGGTCGGCTTTGTCATACTCGACTTTAACGTCTGCCATTACGCTCCTTAAGTATCTCTAGTGCCGTAGCAATATCCTCTGCCGTATCCCAATACTGCATAGGGATCTGTGTTGCGATAGCTAGTTCGATTATTAGTCGGCTGAGGCTACCGCTTGGGTGGGGTTTATTGCTGTTTCCTCTATCTCAATATCTGCAACCAAGTTACACCAGTTATCCAAGCTGATCTGTGCTTTGTTTGGATTCTCGCGCTTCATAGCGTGATAAGCCAAGAACATAAGATCGCTAATACCTAGTGAAGGATCTTTGCTGATTTTTTGACCAGTTTCTAATTCCCACTTGCGCCACTCAGGCGGTTGGGCTGTGTAAGTAGCTTGATCGCCTGCGTTTGTAGTTATCTTGATATTTAGTTTCATTTGTTCTCCCGATTGTATTTGTTTAGCTAAAAGTTTCTGTTACTGCGCCCTTTTCAACTTTCCAGTTAAAACTTACTGTCTGTGCGTCAGGTGCGGTACCGCCTGCTGTTGGATAGTCAAGCAATACGTTGAAAGCAAAGGTAGCCCCAGTAGTAGTTGTTAATGTCATAGCTCTTGGTGTGTCAGGTGCAGTATCTAGCAAGCCCCATACATACTCACATAGGCTGCTTGTCTTGCCCCAGTCTGCTAATACTTCTAGTGCTAGTGTGCCTTCTACGTTTGTAGTTTTGTAGGCTTCTCCGTCTAGTGTCTGATAAGTTTGGCGATCAACATTTTTTGTTAAAACTGCTGAAGTTGCCTGTGCGTCAATAATTACGCCTGCGTCATTTACAAACGCGACTGTAACATCTCTGCCCGTAACTACGGTTGTACTCATTATTTGTCCTTAGTTTTGGTAGTAGGTTGATACATTAAAGTCAGCAACAAGTAAGTCACTTGCACCAACTTGCGTGATTGAAGGACGATCTACTGCCCCAACCACATAATTAGCAGGCAGAGCCGCTAAGACTAAAAGTAGCAACGTTTCTAGGTTGTCTAGCGCTGCTTCGTTGCTGTAATAACTAACTGCAACGGTAATAGTAAAGTTTAGTTTGCACCTAATAGTAGATTTACCAATAATGTCAAACTCGATGTATGGCGAGTCAGGCACGATAACTATTGCAGGTGGTATTACCGACTCAGGTACAGAATTGTAAACGTTGGCTGGAATACCGCTTAGGGCAGTTTCTAGGGCTGTGCGAGTTGCGCTTATTGGCATAATGTCTCGACATCAATGAACGGCGCTAGTAGAGCCTGGACACGATTGACAAGACTTCTACCCATACGAAACGGTGTTGGTGCAAAGTCCACGCCCTCGATCTGACCACCAGCTGCGGTGCGTGATTGAAATACTTCGGTGCTTACGACATAGATTGCAGACTCGATAGCTGCATTACCTACATAAGTTTGGGCTCCCGACAGGGTGGCTAGACCACTTGGAATTACGTTTGCTTCGTTAATATCTGCGTTTGTAATTGCAGCAGCAAAAGAATACTCGCCTAAATTATCATCATCTAAGATCGTGCGAGTGCCATTGTAAGGTGAGCCACAACCTGTAATAACTACTGATTGACCAGCGCTAAATACGTTCTCGCCAAGAGTAGTAAAGATTGCTTTGTTATCTAAAAGTTTAGTACTCCCGATTGGTGCCGCATATTTGTCTAGCATAGGCAGAATAACTGCCTCGGCTGTGTCAATTATTTGATTTAAGTATGCGTCATTGTAAAGAGATGATGACACGCCAAGAACACTACGCAGCTGTGTAGCTGTGATAATTGTTGGCATATCTACTCCTTTAATGAGAGGTGAGCGCTCGGGAGAACACGCCCACCCCTCGATCTAGTTTGTTATCAGGACTTGTTAAACCAGTTAGCGCCAGCAGCGATCTTGGTTGCAAGTGCGCCATAGCCATAGTAGCTAACTTCGATTTGTCCGTTTAGCGCTACGTTTGTTTGTAGACGTACGCGTGGTGACTCGTACCAGGTGTATGCGTCTGGGTTTACTACGACCATTGAATAGTCGCCTAGACCTGTGCCACCTGTTCCACCAAAGTTGCGATCAACATAAAGATCAAGACCTAATACATTTCCGCGAATACTTGTTGGTGCTACTGCACCGCCAGCGTTTTGTGGTTGTGAAGCTGTGTAGATTGGGCGTCCACCGTCGTTGTAACCCATAATCTTGCCCCATTGTTGCGGACTTACTACTAGGTTGCGTGCAAAACCAAGTGAAGCTCCATAAACTGCGGCAGCTGCGCTGGACACGAAAGTTAATAGTCCGTCTTTATCCTCAGTTGTAGCAGTTGCGTTAAGGGTGCCATTGTTAGCAATTTCGTCACCAACAAAATCATCTGTGGCTTTTGCATAAGCAAACTCCATTTGACGTACTAGCTCAGTAAAGAATACTGGGTTTGAGCGATCTAGTAATTCTACTGAGAAAGTCTGTCCACCTGCATACTTGTTTACGCTTACTGATAGGAAAGATGTTTCCATACCTGTTTCGGTAATTGGCTGTGCTTCGTTTACATCAGCAACGGTTGGTACTACTGTGATTTTTGGAATCTCAAAGGTCATACCTGCGTCAGGTAATACGCCGCGTGAGATTGCGTCAATCATTGGACGATCAGCGTTTGATAGAGGGTTAATTACCTCTGTAAGCTGACGTGTTGGGATCAAGCCTGAGTTATTGCTAGTGGTGTCATCAGCGAACGCTACGAATTGGCGAGAATCCTCGTTGCCCAATTTGGCGCGTACTGAGTGTTCCAAGTATGTAGCTTTGTCCACGATTGGAGAGCGTGGACGGGTGTAAGTCAAAGGTTGAGCAACTGGAGCTGCTGCCTTTACTTCTGCTGCCTCGACCGATACCTCAGTATCAGCGGCAACTTCTGGAGTATCGATCATTTCTGACCCTTCCTTGTTTTCTGTGTTTGGATCATCTGAGGCAGCGACCTCAGAAACTCTTGCGCTGTCAATAGCAGGGCTTTCGACTAGCGATACTTCATCAAGTGTGCTGGCAGTTATTACCATTACACCGTCTTTAATTTCGTACTCATCAACCATAATGCCAACGCTAAAGCCGTCGCGTAATCCTTCGGCTGCTTCTACTAATGCGTCAGATCCAGCGCTAGTCTTACCGATCTTAAATACGGCTTCAATGCCTTCCTCGGTTTCGTCATAACTAAGCACTTTACCTATTGGCTTTGTACGATCGTGTTCTAAAAATAATTTGACAGACTTTAAGGCAATAGAGTTCTTTGCAAACTTTGTCAAGCCTGCTGACGTTCTGCCTTGTTCGTTCCAAGTAACAATCGTGCCTGATATTGTGCGTGAATCACTATCGGCAGCTGTAACTGCTACTGGCATTGTTAATTTCATAATACTAAGTCCTCTGCTCTGCGTATTTCATCTACTGATAAGACACCTATGCGGTTTAGTACCTCATAGACTTGGGCGCGCTCTAGTGGGTTACCACGCAAGAAGTCATCTAGCGCATATCTGACTGTTTGCGTCTGTGGCGTAAAGTCTGGTTGATCTAAACGTTGTTCAATCTGTGTAAGTATTGGGCGAAGGCTAAAGTCAACTAAAGCCCTACGCTCTGACGTTACATTTGAGTAAGTCATTGAGTTAGTGTCTGCTGAAACGTACCAAGCAGGTATGTTCATAAGCCTAGCGATCTCAGTTGCAAGGTATTGACGTGCTTCGGTAAGTTGCAAAGACTTAGGATCAAAGCCGACTGACGTCATCTCAATATCGGCATTGAGAAAGGCTGTACCGCGTGTTTGACGTGATTGCTTCCAAGCTTCTAGCAATTTGCTAATGCGCTCAGCTGGTAAATTAGCCCCAGTTGATTTAAGCGCGATAGTAGGTGTTGGCTCTAATGCAAAGTTGTATGCAGCCTTTTCTAATTCTAGGGCTGTCTTAATTGTGCGACCACCGCGAGTTAGTATGCCTTCGTCGCCACTAAATACTACTAATGATCCGACACCTTGAGTAGGTAACTTGCCAACTAAATCTAAATCGTATGCAATGATCTCTGTACCTTGTGCATTTAATTCAGGCACTACTCTAATTGGGTCAATGCGAGTCCAAGACTTAATACGGTTTGGATATTCCTCGTAAACTTCTAGCACTTGTCCATAAGCCACGCCGTAAAAAATTAAATCTTCAACTAATAATCTGTAAATTGTTTGTCCAGGCACTCTAGGGTCAGGCTGGTTAATAACTTTAGGTGGCATTAGTACGGATCCGTCAATGCGTGATCGTACTTCTAGTGGAATACTGCTAATAGTTCCAGCAATT